GTGATACCTAAGTTGTTTACACCTTCAAGGTTATTCCAAGCAAAGGTCAAACCAGCGGCTGGTGACATAAGACCAGCGCTTGATGGTGTGTAGCACAACATAGCATGTTTACCACCGATAAACGCATTGCTTTCTGCAACACCTTCAACAGATGAGTTCTTGACAGCTTCCATGACGTAGAAGTTCTCTACCTCAAAGATCTCAGCCAGTTTAGCATCAGTTACCAAAGCTGTGTTGGTTACAGTTGCGCCACCGTTCAAGCGAGCCAAGATGTCTGCGTTGTTTACCAGAGCATCACGTACTTCTTTACCAACAACCATTGTGTTTGGCTTGAAGCCACCTGACTTAAGCTGCATTACACGGCGTAGGTCAGTTACGTTTTGGATTGGTTTAGCAGCAGCATCATCCCAATACAGGAAGTTAGTTCCTGATGTTGAAGACGCACCGTCATAGTTGGTTCCCCAGATGTTGTCTGAGAAGAAGTTTGTAGCAAACTGCTCTTCACGATGGATCATCAGACGCATCGCCAGAGTTTCAGCACCAGCAGAACGGATCTCTAATGCAGCATCTTCGTTAGCCAAAGTCTGTTCATCAAAGTCCATACCAAGACCATAAACGTCAGCGAAGTAGCTGCTGTTTGAGATGGTCATACCAATACGGTTTACTTCTGTACGTGGAGCTAGTTTCTCTACGTCACCAGTACGGTTCATGTTCGCACGGTCATAGATGTAGTATTTGTCAGATTGTTTCTGAACGCCTACTGTTGGGAATACCTTATCAGCGATAAAGTTTTCTTGTGATTGTGCATAAGCCAGCGTGAGGTTAGTCAGCGGCTGATCTACATGCACTGCGGATGGAGTCAGCAAGGGCATTATTTATTCCTTTCTATGCTGGATTAAGCTACGACGTTACCGCCTTGGATGAGTTCAATAGCCATGATCTGACCATCAACTGCTGCTTCCAAAGCATAACCCATAACAACATCGCCAGAAGCTGCGGTAAGTGCATTACCGTCTGCATCGGCTTGAACGGCTGCACCAGCGGCAATAGTTCCACCAGCTTCTACCATTACTTTACCTGAGATTGCTACAGTAGCAGCGGCTCCAGCAGTAGGGGCATTCAACAGAATACCAATACAGTTTTCACCAGCAGAGTCTGCAACGTCTACTTGCCCATCACTCTCAAGAGTAACGAACTTAAATTGTTTTGCTGAAAGGTCTTCCCCAGCAACAAAAGACCGTGTATCACGGGACTGCATTACAGCCATGTTTATTCTCCTTTATAGGATTTGTTGATAAGAGCTTTACCTTCATCGGTCTTAGCAACTGCGGCATAAGCTACAGCGTATTGGCTCTTCTTAAGTTTATTCTCGTCCATATAAGACTTAACGAGGGCATCTAGCTTGTCTTGTGCAGTAGCGAAGTTGCCATCAGCATCGGACTTACCAAATTCTTCCATAGATTCCGCAAAGACTGCATCTGCACCCTTCAAGGCTTCCATGACACTTTCATCTTCATCAAACTTAGCAACAAGTGATTTAGCTACGTCGATGTTGAAGTTAGGTAGAGCTTCTTCTGCACGTTTAGTCAGTTCAGCATCTGCCTTAGCAACTTCTGCTGCTTCCAGAGCCTTAAGGATAGGCGCAGGGATGTCAGCTTTGTTGATTTGTTCACCTTCATACTCTACATACTCAGGCTCGACTTTCTTTTCGATTACATCAGCTTTGATGACATAACCATTGTCGATAAGGGATTTACGAAGACGTTCGTTCTCTTCTTTCAAAGAGGCTTCAACGGCTTTAAGGGTTTCGATCTCTAGCTCTTCAGCAGTTGCATCATCAGCTTTCTTCATGTCCTGTTGATACATTTTCATGGCTTCTTCTTCAGACATACCTTTGTCCATGTATGGCTTCAGTTTAGCTTTAAGATCATCAGACATTTTTTCTGTTACTTCATGTTCCATAGGTTCTCCATTGGAATTATCACGCTTGTACAAGGAAACCATTGCCTGTGCGTTTGCTGGACGATCCACCAAAGACAATTCCTCCAGTTCAAGCTGTTTTAAAAGGTTAGGCACTATAGTCCTCCTTGATTGCACGACCCCCAATAGAGAAGGCCGCAAGTTCACCAGACTTAACCTTAGCCCAGACATTATCGTCATAGACTTTGAAAGCCACTATCCAGCCTTCACGGTCACTCTGTATGCCAAGGGATTCACCTATTTCTTTGGTTATAGGCATGGAGTGTATAACCGCCCCAATCTGATCCCCTGTATGCATCTGTTTACCGACACGAATATGCTCCATAAAGCCATTGACAGCCTTAACGAGTGTGTCAGGTTCGATTACGTCACCTTGACGGTCAACCACTGGCTCACCTTTCTCAGTAACGACTGAGGCCCATCCATAGACTAGACGCTGTTCGTCATCTGCCTTGAGGATTTGACCTTCAACACTTTTAGTAAGTTCGGACACTGATGTTCCACCTTCCCACATACGACAAGACCAGTAACCTGCTGTAGTCTTATCTTTCTTGGTATCGCAAGAATGGCGGGAGCGGAAATTAGCTCTGGCTTTAGGGTCATCTCGACGGATCTCCATGTTAGGATCTCCAAAGGCAACTCTCTTTACTTTGCCACCATCTTGCACGAACACTTCAAACTTCTTGTTTCCACCTTGAATACGGCGAGGCTTGTTTAAAGTGACTTTCTCGCCTTGGTATTCAGCCTTAGCAAACTCTTCTTTCATCACTTCCTGTACGATAGCCCTGAGAGCGTCTAAGCGGCTCACTGACTCTTCTGCTACCTCATCAGGTGAGTAGTATGCTAAATACTCTTCATGGCTACTACAGGGCATGTATACGGCCTGTCCTGTACCATCTTGATGTACGTGGATCTTACCTTCACAACCCATGTCCATACTTCTAGCTCTAGCTTCCATCTCAGTAGAAAATACATCATTAGCTAGTTTAGCTTTAGATACTGACTTCTTGGAACTAGATGGGTGTCCTGATGGTAGTAGGTCTTTGTCGTGATTAGCCTTCTTGGAACCTCTGACAATCTTAAGGAAGCTATTGACACGAGCCATTGCCCATTGCTCAGGGCCAGTCACATTAGGACGTACTGACTGAGGGTTTGTACGGTAGGCACCTACACCCCTATCATATACTGCCTCAAGCATACGCATAGTCACTTTGTGCTTAGACTTCTTGTTATGCTCTTCCATCTTATTCTTGAGGGCTGTTTTAGGCATTAGATGGGAACCTTTCGTCTATTAGGGTGCCTTCTCCAAAGACACTGATCTCATTGTTACCTGAAGAAGATCTACCCTGAAACTCAATGTCAGTCTTCTCTGTATACTTAAATGGTAACTGTCTTAGAATTTGCATCTGGTTAAGGAATGTTGTTTCAGCTACCCTAAGAACTACACCAGTGGAAAGTGTCACTTGGTTTCTAAAGAGGACGTATTTACTAGCTCCATTAGTAGTAGCTGAGAATGCATCAATACGATAAAGATAAAAGCTGTGATTGGCTGGTACAGTAAAAATACTAGCTTGGTTTCTACCTTCACCACCCCTTATCTTAGCGTAAGTTACACCACCATTTGTAAGTGTAATATCATTAGCTGCATTACCTGTTCCATTACCATCTATGGTTAGTACATCGTTAATACGAAGGAATGCTATGGTAGTCGGGGGTGTGCTACTATTTAACGTGTAGTCGCCTGAGATAATATTGTAGTCAGCATCTAACCCTATAACTCTAATAACAACACCATCATCAGCTACATTGGAATTTACTGTCATAGTTAAAGCTGAAGTAGGAAAAGTATAAGCTGTGTTATTTTCCCATAAGGGTACAAAGGAAGTGCTTACTGCGTCATGGTAACCAAAGATATTACGGACTGATAAACCTTTAGACTCTCCCTTAGAAATTGCCAAGGGGTCATTCTCATAAAGGTGTCTAGTCCATGTTGACATTAGTTGAGTTCCTTGGTTACAACTAATGCAAGGCTACCTGTGTTAGGGAAGGTTTCAATGGAACCATCTGTATATGTAACTTGAAACTCTACTGAGTATGTACCGACAGTATCTGTATCACCTGTCTGCCAGTCATACCTAACCGTACCAAGAGCAGCATTGATAATCTGTACACTCTGATCAATCTTAAGTGTGCCATCAATAGCTTTAACAAAGATCTTAGCCGTAGCAGCAGTTATGTTGACTGGAGTATTATTAGCGTCTTTAAGCTCTGCTAAGATAGAGGGACTGGTATCATTTTGTTTAATGTGGAAAGCCATTATGCCGCCTTATTATAATTTCCATCAAGGACAGCAGAGTTTGCCGTGCTTTGTATAAGAGCCTGATTAGTTGAATTAGCTGTAATAAACACAGCCCGTCTAGTCGATGCCCTATAAATGTCTGCATCGTAGTATGTCACTACGAATGTACCTTTGTCTGCCTCAAGTACATGACCAAACCCATTAGATTGACCAGTAATACTGAATACACCAGCGGCAGCAGGTAGGGTTAGCTCTGGCTCTAGTCTTGCATCATCAGCGGTAAGAACAAAGTTACCAGTCTGTGCATCAAGGACTTTACCACGGATTAGGGTAACATCTTGCCCCGTCAGAGTGAAGGAGCCTTGCGCCCCAAGCATGTAGTAGTTTACATCTAGTGCTGCATCTTCAGCGCCAAAGACAAAAGAGCCAGTTTCAGCAACAAAATTATCGTTGACATCGAAGTTAATGTCTTGGCCCGTAGAGGTGAAGCTACCCGACTCAGCCTCAAGTATCTCACTAATATTAAGAACAGCGTCTTGACCAGTTAAAGCAAAGGAGCCAACGACACTTGTAATACTTGTTGCAGTATTAACAACCTGACCAGTTAGGCTGTAGCTACCAGCTTCTGCAAACAAAGCATAGTTACGAAGTAGATCAGAGGTCTGACCCGTCAGAGTAAATATGCCAGTTTCCGCATCTACGATAGTAGTTGGAAGTATAGCGGCGTCTTGACCAGTTAAAGCAAAACTACCAGAACCGTTCTGAATACGGGTGTTGGTATTTGCTGCTTGACCTGTAAGGCTAAGAGAAGCAGTGCCAGCGGATAGAGTTACGCCAAAGACGTTAGCTTGACCTGAGAGGGTAAAGGTTCCCTCAGAAACAGGTAGTGGGTACTCAAGGCCAAAAGACTGACCCGTTAGCGTAAACTGACCTGTGCCAGCAACTTTGCGGGTGGTATCTGTAATCTGTTGTGGGGATACAATATATGTACCCTGTTGAGCAATTACCTTGCCATCAAACCTAAATCCAATGTCTTGACCAGTAGCAGCAAATGACCCTGCATCGGCGGTAATATTAAACTGTGCTGAAATACTTGCATCTTGTGCAACTATATTGAAAAGCCGACCATCAGTTTCGACCTTGCCGCCCATGCCACTGTGGGCAGTACAGTAATAGTATAAAGTGGGTGTGCTTCCAGTAACTTCAATCTCTACATAAGCACCAGCACTACCCGCTGAACCTACAACTGTTACGCCCGTGGTGTATTCTGTTCCGCTCGCGTGTGTGCCATTTGGAGTAGTAGAAAATCTAAATGGATGACCACTATTGGAACTATCAGATTGGTCAAAGCGGTAAGTAATGCCAGCTTGTAATATTACGGTTGGGGAAGCCTCTGGTGATCCAGAGATGTAATATTTATTACCAGTGCCGTATTGATTTGTACCAGTAGCGACCGAAACATCGTACTGTACAAGATCAACCGTAGCATCAAAGTTAATGTCAAAGTTACAGGCTTGACCAGTAGCGGAAAATGAACCCGCATCTGCGATTAAAACTCTTGTTATTTCAGCTTCAATACCCGTTACGGCAAATGACCCAGACGCCGCTGCTAGGTTGAAGTTTCTTTTTAGCCCAGCATTTTGGCCCGTTAAGGCAAAAACACCTTCTAGTGCAGCTAGTTCATCATCTAAGGGAAGCCCAATTGCTTGACCAGTAAGGGCAAAAGAACCAGCGTCAGCCGCAATGATAAATTCTTGTGGGCCTCCCCCATCATCTGCTAATGGTGCTGATGCTAATGGGCTAAATCCAAGCATATTAGACTACTCGTATTTTAAGGTTCTGTGCTGCGCTAGATGTAACTCTGACTGTTGTGCTGTCGGGAAAATCATAGTTGTAGTCAGTGCCTAAGATTGCGCCTTGATTAAGTGATGCTGCATCGTAGTTAATACTCACGCCA